CAATTTTAACATCGTCTTGTAGTTCTTCTCTTGTCTTTTTTACTTGACTCATCATTTTCTGATTGTAGTCTTTGATTTTCTTTAGTATTGTTTTCATATTGTTTCGTATTTGTTTTCGATTGCGTATTCATAAACATCAATAAACATATCCTCATCAAGATAATCCCAATAGAATTTAGTTATGTCCATTCCGTTTAAACGTACTTGTTTAATATTTAATCTGTCTTCAAGTGGGTCTTGATGCGTAGGTGCTTTATGATAGTATTCATAATCTATTTCTAAATCATAGCAACCCATATTTTCTGTTATTGAATATGTGCCTTTTACTCTCATTGTTGTTCTATTTTCTCTTCTATTATTTTGCCCTCTAAATCTACAACAGTGTAGCCATGACTTCTTAATAGATTAATTGATTTCTCTATTTGATTTACTCTTTTTCTGTAATGGTCAAATATCTCGTTCTCAAATGCGTTTGCTTTACTCATGATTTCTTATTTTTAAATTGTTTGTTTAATAGTTCTAACATACGATTTTGATTACTGTTTTGTATCCAATCGCTTTTTACGTTAAAGTGTTTGTTAATGATTTCTTTCTTTGTTTTCATAGTTTAATTGTATTTTATTGTGTACCATGCCCAATTAGTTTGAATCATTCCACAGGATTTTAATGATTGTAGAGCAGTGTTCTTGTCATAATAACCTTTACCTTCTGTCAATCTAATAAAATCTTGTGTAGTAATTGGATTTTTAGCAGTTTCATCTTTGTACTGCTTGTAAATTGTGAATTGATTTTTCATAATGTTTCTTTGTTTTAATTATTAATTATTAACAAATATAGTGAATTATTTCCAACTGACCAAATAAAAACAAAAAAAATTACCTAATAAAGTAATTGCCATGAGGTACAGACCTAGTTAATAGGTACTGAATTGCATATCTTGAAGCGTCTATTGCGTGATTAAATTTATCAATAGGTATTGCACCATTTAGTTTCCAAGTGTAATTATTAAACTCACGGATTAGATTTACAGAATCGTTATCAATAATAATTTGATAGTCTTGCATTAAAGATATACCTGCTAAAATACTGCCTTTCTTTTTTATTGTAGGGATTACATTTAATCCTTTAGATTTAATTTCAGATAATAAACGAGGCTCAGAATTATCCATTACTGTTAATCCACTTCCTGCATATCTTCTATTCAATTCATAAATTTGTGAGGTGCTTAATCCTGCTTTATAATAATGTTCTTTAAGCCAAATGATTTTTCTCTTCTTATCGACTGCAACTTCAATAAGTGCCGTCTCATCCACCGAAAATCCTACGTCCATGCCAAATATTGAATCTATCTCATCATTGAATTTACCTATATTCCAATCTGTAAATATTACACCCTCAGCTCGCTTCAACCATCCACCCATAATTTGATGCTTATATTTCTCTGGTCTTCTTACTTTCATATCCTCAATCTGTTTTACAAACGATTCTGACAAGTGGTCTAAGTTATCTAGGTAAGTTGTATGTATGTAAGTAATGTTTTCTTTTGTGCCATTAAATCCATCTGGTATTCCTCTATTCTGAAAGAATCTTTGGTATATCCAATTCTCTTTTGTAGTAGGGTTTAGAATTAATATACATCTGTTCTTAACTCCTTTTGCTCTAATACTAAAATCAATCTTATCGAAACTCTCTTCGTCTGTTAGCTCTTCTGCCTCATCTAATACAAACGAACTAACACCTTGTATAGATTTAAGCTTTGCAGTTTGGTCTCCACTCGAAGTTCTGATACCACTAAAATATATTGAACTGCCTGTTAAATTGTTTATGATTTCTGTTTTAGTTACAGTAAATTGGTCAAGTATTCCCATTAACTCTAGCTTCTCTATAAACTCTGGTATAATAGACATACCTGCTGAGGTCATTGTGTAACGAGTAAATAATATCCTATGTCCTTTTTCGTAAGTAAGTAATACTAAGAATGTATTACAAGCGAATGACTTTCCGCTCCCTCTACCCCCAGTAATGACATAGTATCTACTATCTGAATTAAATAGAGCTTGATATTTTTTATTTAGGTTTAACTTTTTCATAAATCTTTTGACCACTGATTTGCAATAGCTTTAGCAATACCTTTAAAAGTTTTACTGCTATCAATTTTATTTATAGAAACAAACCTGTATGATTGACCTCTTTTCTTTCCTCCTGTGTTAGAAGGTAAATAAGTTTTATAATTGTCAATAATATTTGTATGTTTCAACAAAGGCAAGTTTTTTAACCAGAGTAAAGTCTTTTTACTATAAGGCTCTCCAAACTGATAAGGTTGTATTACTTGCGTATGTTTTGGCAAATTAAATATTTTACTAGGCAACGGATTTTCAACACAAATTTTGTCTATTGGTGCGTTTAATAAGTTCATAAAAAACTCTTTTGCCTTCAATCCTTTTTTGTATCTATTTTCGTTTAAAGTGCCTTTTGGATATAACCACCTTGCGCCTGCATTACTTAAGTAAGTACAAGGAGGGTGTGCTATCATTAAATCATATTGACCACTGTAAGCTTCTTTTATTGCATCTGATTTTATATGCCATTCAGGATGTCCACCAGAACAATCCTGTATATCACAACTAAATGCTTTGAATCCTAATGACCTAAATTCTTTAGTTACTCTTTGACTTTCTTCACACGCTATTAGAATCTTTTTCATCTTTTATATCTTCTGATTCAATGTCAATAGTTTTTTCTTTATCGGCAAAATTAATTACAGGGATGTTGACTTCTGTTTTGACATTTAGTTCTTTTAATTCTTTTGGCTTACCATACTTGTATTCCCAAAGTAATCTCATGTGTGGGAAACTATCCTTTGCTTGTTTAGCAAGTTCTAGCCAAGCTTTCTCTTCACTACCAAATACTTTTTTCATTGCACCTAAAGCATAGTTACCTAGCTTTTTTTCTCTAGCCTTTGGTGGTCTTCCTTGTCCTCTATAAACTCCTTTTAGAGCACCATTATTTGCTCTTCCGTCTTTTTTCTTTTTTTCATCATTTACTCCTTCCATAAACCCTTATTAATTAATTGGCATATAATAGAGTAATTGCCTAAGTCCTGAAATGTATCTAACAGAGTTTCATTATTGCCTTTACGATTCTTAATGATTAGATTTTTCCATCTACTTATTTTGTCATTCATTCTAAACCATAAACCATGTAAAGCAAAATCTTTACCTTCCTTAGTTTCTAAGTTTGCACCAGTACTTATATTACTAATGCCATAATCTAATTGCTTCTTTGCAAACAATTCAAATTGCTCTTCAACAATATCCTCATAACTCTTATAAAGATTTGGTGCTTCCTTCTGTAATAATTTTCTATATTTATTCTGCATATTCTAATTTTTTATCTACCATATTGCTAATAACCATAGTCAATTCGTCAACATCTTTATTGTTAAGATAATTTACTTTGCTCTTAATATATTCTCGCTTTGTATAATTATCCATTTGATTTATTTTATCAATAATCTTTTGTTCCCATACTATTAAATCTTTATTATAGTTTTTATGAACACCATAAGTCCTAAGTGAATATAAAATTGTAGCATGATTAACCTCCCAATCATACTTCTTATATATCTTAACAATATTAAATAAAGTCATTCTTTTATGATTATACAGTATGTGATTTAGTAAAGACCTTGCCTCCACATATTCTCTCTTTCTAGTCTTCTTAAATATATTTAATCTTGACAATTCAACTATTTTTTCTATTATGTGTTTTGCTGTAATCATGGTAAATAATTTTGTTGAGCTTTGTAATCCTCTAAGGCGTGTAATATTGCACTGCAACATTCGTAGTGCTCTTCATATTCATACTGCTCGATTAATATTGGTATTTCTTCTTCTCTTATAACTCTTTTTCTTAGACAAAGTAGAGTGTCTTCGTAACAATCTAAGTAGTCTAAATATTCGTTTGCCATTTATAAAGTGTCTTCTACTAAGTAGTTTTCTAAATCAAATTCATTTCTAATATAGTTTTCATATACTTTGATAGCATATTCAACTTTTTGTTCACCACTAAAATAGAAATTTTCGCTGACATTAAAAATACCAATTTCATTTGTTGGCGATTTATCTATGACAATATATTTAAAATCCTTATAATCTTTGCCAAATAAATTACAATAAATGTAACAC